TTCTGTGACGAGTGCAAAACCGTGATGTTAGGTTGCAGAACCTGTGGTAGGCGTTGATACGATACTCAACCAACGAGGTGTTGGGTGAGGGCACCGTGCGGACGGTATGTATAGTTTTCCGACTGAGCAACCACATATTCCGCACTTACCGATGCCAAGAAACGCGTCTGGCTTCCAGTATTCACAGGAACGGCAGAACATCAGTCGGTTTTGGAACGTTGATTGATTTGTTCGCTTAAAATCCTCTTGGGACCAAGCAACTAACGACCCCACTAAATTCTTGGCCTTTTCAGGTAGTTTTGCCTCTGGAATAGTTGTGTCCATGATACTTATAATGCGATGACGAATAATCCGAAAAACTTCAGATTTCCGAAATCGTTCACGCTTCTTGGTCATAAATATAGAGTTGAGTTTGTTTCCGACTTATATCATAAAGAAAACGCGTACGGATATTATGATGACGATACGAAATTGATACGGATACAATCTACCGGCTCTCTGCAAAAATCTGTGGAAATCAGTGAAGGAAATACTGAGATGGTTGAGTTTGTTGTGACAGACGAATCGGTTATTGAGACGTTTTTTCATGAACTGATGCATGCTATTTTGGATGCACTGGAAGAGAGCACGTTATCCGAGAATGAAAGATTTGTTGGTCTGATGGGCAAAGCGTTGTTGGAAATCTACTTATATTCCGAGTATGAAGAACCATCGAAACCCGAAGCAACACCTTCCGATAATCCAAGAGTTACCGTCGAATAACCTCGACATGGAACGTTACGTCAATAAAAACCGAAACCGTCTTATGGAGGTGGTTGTCGATAACATTGAGTTTGCGATTGATAATAATCAACCAACAGCCGATCCGTTCCGGTTTGAGAATACACCGTATGTTGTGTCGATTCGTCAATGCAATTTTCGGGAAAATTTAGAGCACATATTTGATGTGAGTATAAAAAGTGAACACTTTGAAATGTGCGCCAAGATAAAATCTTTGCTGGAACGACTACCAAATCCCCGTTACATCAAACAATACAAAAACGTAAATTTACTCTAACCTTATGTCAAAAAAAGTTCGTTCTAAACGTGGAAAAAATGATATTGAAACGCCCGTTGTTCCGAAGAACATTACGGATCGCAGCCCAATAGTATATCAAAAGTCAAAACTCCGAAACGAACTCCACATTTTTCGTCGGCCGTTGACACCGAATCAGACAGCTTTTTTGGATATGGCGTTGGACAAGAACGTCAAGATGATACTGGTTTCTGGTCCGGCTGGAACCTCAAAGACATACTTGTCGGTTTTAGCGGCATTGGAATTACTCAATCAGAAAAAGATGAGTGATATCGTTTACGTTCGGTCGGTGGTTGAGAGCGCCGATTGCAAAATGGGGTTTCTTCCTGGTGAAGCCGGCGACAAGTTTTCACCGTATCTTCGCCCATTGATGGATAAGTTGGAAGAGTTTCTTCCATCGGACGAAATCAAGTATTTGGATGGCGAGAACCGTCTGGAAGGACTACCGATTGGATACCTTCGTGGACTGAACTGGAACGCTAAGGTGATCATAGGCGATGAGGCGCAGAACATGACAAAAAAGGAGTTGGTCACACTGATGACACGCGTCGGTGAGTTCAGCAAGATTTTTCTAATCGGCGATCCGTCGCAGGCCGACATCAATGGCCGGTCGGGTTTTCAGACGATCTTTGATCTATTCGGAGATAGTGATAGTCGGGAAAATGGTATATATACGTTTCAGTTTACCGAGGATGACATCGTCCGAAGCAAACTCGTTCAGTTCATTGCCAAAAAAGTGAAGATTTTGGCCTGACCTTATATTTATGCTACACAATGGCTAATCAAAAGACATCAGACCTTCGTAGAATGACGCCAGGAGAGTTGGCGGTTGGTGACTTGTTCGCTGTGGTAGACGTTGATGCGCTGACATCACCGACCGGCGAGAACAAACGAGTTACGGTTGAGGATTTCGCAACGTATGTTTACAAGAACTACACCCCACTTGGAGTCCGGTTTACGATAACTGCAACGTTGGACCACTCTGATTGGATACGAAGTGGTAGTGTTGAAAATGTAGATGTGTTGCCGCCGTCGTACGTTCTGACGTCAATCGTCTGTTCTCCTGAGGTTGGCCATCATCCAGTTATATCGGTTGGGACTGGAGACGCATCACCTCCGCCGCTGCCGATTAGTTCATCTGTCACCGGATCGTGGAATGACAACCGAGTGTATCAGACACAGTGCATCTACGATTCGAACTATCTCGAAGTTTCTAACTACGGGTCGGTTCATTCGTCCCGCAGAATTTACGTAAAGTTTCATAACAGTAGCGAATGTACCTGTTCGTTTGTGTTCGAAGGATACGCTCGGTAACCTAAACTCGTATGGCCGACTCCCAATTTACAGCATCGCTTCTCTCCAAATCCCCACAAGGACTTCCCGGATGTAATGAGCCTCCGGATGGCTATGTCTATGGACGTCGGGGGGAAGTACATCGTAGTGTTGGCGCCAATGGTGGAACAGTTTGGTTGAAGCTTTCGGATGACACTCTGAACGTTGGTTGGGTAAAAGTTGCCGGCGGATACATCTATCCGGCACCAACGCCTACACCTACGGTGACTATGACGGCTACGCCGACGGTGACTCCAACTCCTGTTTACACCGTTACGCCGACGCCTACAATGACGATGACTTTGACGCCGACGGTTACTCCGACGGTTACTCCATCCGTCGGTGTTTCTCCAACGCCGACGCCAACAGTTACACCAACCATTACACCATCACCGACTCCGATATTTACTGGAATATATCGCACGTGGTATACGGATCTGGATTGTTCTGGGCCTGCATTTTTGACCGAGCCGAACGCTGCCAATTGTTCATTCCATTTCGAAAAACCTGAAATCGGTGGACCAACAGCCTCGATGTCTCCAAATGTTCCCGGCTATCCGGACCACGTTCCGCCGAATGATCCGGTCTGGTCATGTCGAATGTCAGCATCGTTGTTTGCCGAGGCTACTGACGATTATTACATCACGGCGTTTGCAGATGACACGTTGTCGGTGTATATTGACGGTGATTTTATTTTTCAAACGGTTGGATCGAATGCAGCCGTCACGAAGTCTCTAACAGCCGGATGGCATTCATTTGAGACTCGGTATAATAATCTAGCGTGCTGTTTGTCACAATTGACTATTCAGTGGAAGCCGGCGTCAAATCCATCGATTGGATACCATGAGATATATGAGTTCGCAAATCCGTATGGGCCGATTTCGTATTTCTCAGTCAATTTGCCGGCTCACCCACACGGCATCGTGTCTAGCTATGGATATGGCATCTATGGTGCAAATACCGTTGTAGATGTTGGTCTTGTAATGGACCCGGAATGGACATTTGTAAGCTGGAGCGGCGTTGAGAGCGTTGCGATTGAACCAGGTTATGACTTGTACTCAAATCCAATTAAGATTCGAACATATGAACCCGGTGTTAATGGATGTTCCATCGGTGTCGCAACAAGATACGTTGGTATAGTATCGCCTACACCAACGGCAACGCCGACGGTTACACCAACTCCATTGCCTGTAGAATCATGCACTCAGGTGGCAATGTATTCCGACTCATACACTGGAGATTTTGAGTTCTATTGGACGGATTGCAACGGTGCCGAAAGTGTAACCGGATCTGGATCGACACATCCAGCAACTCATGATAAGATCGCCGATGTTTGTGTTCGCGATGAAACGCTTAACATCGTAAACGGAACAGCTGAATACGGTTCGGCGTGTTCATAATTATAATCTTGAAAGTCATCTAAAACGTGGTTGTAATGTGTATATATACGCATGTCAACTAATACGATTTTTATCCAAATCGCAGCTTACCGAGATCCGCAACTCGTTCCAACCATCCGCGATTGTCTAGCGCAAGCTGAACATCCCGAAAATCTCGTCTTCTGTATCGCTTGGCAACACGCTAATACCGATTCATTGGAGGAGTTAGCCGATCACCCACAGATAAAGGTGATCGACATCGACTATCGTAAGAGTAAGGGCGCGTGTTGGGCACGAAATCAAATCCAACAACGGTACGCCGACGAGACCTATACACTTCAACTGGATTCCCACCATCGGTTCGCCAAGCATTGGGACACGACATGCATTCAAATGATGGATCAACTTCGGTCGATGGGACATGCTAAACCGTTGTTGACTGGTTATATCTCATCGTTCGATCCTGACAATGATCCAGCTGCACGCATTAACGTGCCGTGGAAGATGAACTTCGACCGATTCATTCCCGAAGGAGCGGTCTTTTTCCTACCAGCATCAATCGATGAACACTCGACGTTGTCAGCACCTGTCGCGGCTCGCTTTTACTCGGCTCACTTTTGCTTCACGCTTGGTCAATTTTGCAAGGAAGTTCCACACGATCCCAACTACTACTTCCACGGTGAGGAGATCAGCATCGCTGCACGTGCTTTTACGTGGGGTTACGATCTGTTCCATCCGCACACGGTGATTGCGTGGCATGAATACACTCGGAAAGGTCGTACAAAGCATTGGGATGATCACAATGGATCGATGAAAGAGCAGACGGACGACAAGAAGGACTGGGGTCAACGTAACGCTGAGTGTCATAAACGCAACCGGTGTTTGTTCTCTATGGACGGTGCGAAATATGAAAGCATCGAGTGGGGACCATACGGCTTCGGTCCAATCCGTACATTGCGGGACTACGAAAAGTACGCCGGAATCAACTTCAAGAAACGTGCAGTGCAGCAGTTCACGTTGGACAAGAAGTACCCACCAAATCCGTGGTGGGACTACAAGACCGACGAGGAGTGGGAGAACTCGTTCGTTCAGGTCTTCAAGCATTGTGTCGACCTTCAGTTGGATAAGTTCCCTCACAACGACTACTGGTTCTGGTGCGTGTCTTTTGAAGACGTGGATGGTAAAGTCGTCCACCGTAAAGATGCTGATGAGAATGAGTGTCGCCGACTGTTGGCTGAGGCTCGCAATCCGAATGGCGACCACTACATCAAGTTGTGGCGTGAGTTTCCGTGTGACAAGAAACCGCATCATGTCGTCGTTTGGCCGCATAGCCGTAAGAACGGTTGGGGTGAGAAGATGACATTCAACCTCTGACAAACTCATGAGTAAAGGTGACATCATCGCCATCCACGGCTCTCACAATGCTGCTGTGGCATTTGGTCGTAAGTCGTCGAACGAAGTCAGAGTTGTGGAGATCGAACGACTCATCGGATACAAGAACGCCGGTCTGGCGCAGTACAAGACCGTTCCGTCAGCTGACGAGATCGTGGAACTTGCGGTTCACGCTGGTACGTCGTTGGGATACGGACCTACCTTCGATCTCTGCATCAGTACCAACATCGACGTAATCCACGGAAGGCCGAATGGTGTCTGGGAAAAGGTCTTCCACAATCAACGGATACAAGCTGATAAAAAGATGTTTGGCCCCACACATCATCTCTGTCACGCATGCGGTACGTTTTATCAGTCGTCGTTTGAGAAGGCGGTCATCGTATCGTTCGATGGAGGTGGAGACGACGGCTTCTTCAATCTCTTTGTGGCCGAGTCCAGAACGGAGGGGCCGAAACGTGTAGCCGCTCATACCATCGATCTGGGGTTCGCCTACATGGTCTTCGGCGCCTACATCGATGCGATCAGGTTCGAACCGTCGTTGTCGGACGGAAACCTCGTCTACAGCGGTAAGCTGATGGGGCTGTGCGGTTACGGCGTTGTTCGCCGTGACTGGGTTCAGGCGTTCACCGAGTTCTACCGCGCCAAACCCGACGGCAATAACTATGTGATTCTCATCAAGGAGTTGGGCAGCAAGATCGGCGTTGAGTTCTCACAACGCCTCGGAAAACGGTTGACCGGCCAACTCGCCTACGACGTAGCAGCAACGAGTCAGCACGTGTTCGAGTCGTTGTTCTTCGAGTTGGCCGGTCCGATCATCGATGGTAGACCCGATCTACCGATTTGCATCACCGGCGGATGTGCTCTCAACGTTCTCCTCAACACACGAATCAAACGGACGTGGCCTGATCGTAAGGTGTTCGTTGCACCGAATAGCAGTGACTGCGGCATCGCCGTCGGAAACCTGCTTTATCTGCTCAAGCCGGCCAAGCCGGCCAATGTCATCTACGCGGGTCTACCGCTACTCGACCTTGGCGTGGTTGCGCATCATTGGTATTCCGTGTCCAGTCAGGTCTCGTGGGAGAAACTGAACGATGATCGTCTCGTTGACTTGCTCGCCGCTGGAAAGCTGATCGGTGTGGCTCGGGGAAACGCCGAGCACGGACCCAGAGCATTGGGCAACCGTAGCATCCTGTGCGATCCAGCTTTCCCGCAGATGAAGGATGTGTTGAATACCAAGGTGAAACATCGTGAGTGGTACCGACCGTTTGCTCCCGTGGTCCGAATCGAGGATGCGAACACGTACTTCGACGCGTTGGAAGAATCGCCCTACATGAGCTTCGCTTATGACGTTCGCTCGGAGTGGAGAACGAAGTTATCGTCGGTTACGCACGTCGACGGCACGGCGCGGGTCCAAACGTTACGCCGGGACGATAATCCGTGGTTACACGATCTGCTCGGCAAGTTCCACGCCAAAACGGGCCACGGTGTCCTGCTCAATACCAGTTTCAACGTGAACGGTCAACCGATCCTCTCAACGGTTCGGGAGGCATTCCAACTGTTGATGTCCACCCAACTCGCTGGATTGGTCATCGAGAACCATCTCTTCCTAAAGAAATGACGTGCGGTATCGTGAGGACGTCGGCGGCAGCTTCAACCCACTCAAGAACGGCAAACCATTCTACAAACTTTTAACCGACCGATGAACTGCAACACCACACTCGTCACCGCCCTCTTCGACCTTCGTCGTGGAGACCTCAATACCAGCTTCAAACGGCCCTACAGTCAGTATCTCGAACACTTCGGAAAACTGCTCAAGGCTTGCAAGGACGTACCGATGCTGATCTACGTGGACAAGGCCGATGAACCATTCGTCCGACGGTGTCGTGAGGGTTCGGTCGGAACGGACATCCGTATTAAGAAGGCCGAGGACTTCAAGACGTGGTTCACTTTCTACGGCCGTGTTCAGTTGATCCGTACAGATCCCAAGTGGTTCAACCAAGTGGGGTGGTTAGCCGATAGCACTCAAGCCAAGTTGGACCTCTACAATCCGCTGGTTATGAGCAAGATGTTTCTGCTCAACGACGCATCGATCTTCAACCCATTCGGAACCGACTACTTCTGTTGGATCGACGCCGGGTTGACGCAGACCGTACACCCGGGCTACTTCAGCAACGACGACGTGATCCGGAAGATGGAGCCGTTGCTTGACAAGTTCCTTTTCGTGTGCTATCCATACGGTGACGCTCCCGAGATTCATGGTTTCGAACGGAAGGCCATCGCTCGTTACGCCGGTGTCAACCACGTAGATCGTGTGGCTCGCGGTGGGTTCTTTGGAGGACACCGAGACGTACTAAAGGACATCAGTGCCGCCTACTACCATACCCTACAATCTTCCCTAAACGAAGGACTGATGGGCACCGAGGAGAGCATTTTCAGCATCCTCACCTACACCAATAGGGACCGTGTTCGTGTCGAGATGATCGACGGCAATGGACTGATGGGAACTTTCTTCGAGCGTGTCAAGCAGATGCCGATGCCGAAGCTTGAGGTGAAGATTGCCACGTCAAACAGCGATCAACCAGCCTACCATCAAACGGAAGAAGAAGTTACACTCAATCGTAAAGGTTCGGGAACCGTTCTCTATGTGGTAACTTTCAACAGCCCTCCGCAGTTGCAACTTCTCTTTGACACTTTCACCACGTCAAACCCAGAGTTGCTCAATGTCAAACGGAAGGTGTTGATCGACAATAGTACGGATACGAGCACCTCCAAAAAGTACGACGAGATGGCTGAAAAGTACGGCTTCACGGTGGTCCGTAAAGGAAATCTTGGCATCTGCGGAGCCCGCCAGTGGGCCGCCGAGGACTTCCACGCCAGTGACGAAAGATACCTCGTTTGGTTCGAGGACGACATGCTACTCGTTCCAAAGAAGGAAGCCGGTGTCTGTAAGAACGGCCTCAACAATCATGTGGACGGTTGGCTTGACAAGTGTATCCGAATCGTTGAGAATGAAAAGCTTGATTTTCTCAAGGTGTCGTTCTCCGAATTCTACGGGGATCACCACAAGCAATGGGCTTGGCATAATGTTCCGGCACATGTCAAATCGAAGTATTTTCCGGATGGAACGTGTAGGATGAAGTGGGAGACGTCGGGATGTCAGGAAGGGTTGTCGTACCTCGTGGGTGAAGTATATTTTTCGAACTGGCCATCGGTGATGACGAAACGTGGAAACTACAAAGTGTTTCTGGAGACAAAGTTTGCGCATCCATACGAACAAACAACTATGTCGAACTCATTTTCTATAATGAAGAAAGGTGAGTTGCGGACAGGCGTATTGATGGCATCGTTGGTGAACCACAATCGCGTGTACTTTTATCCGAAAGAGGCCCGAAAAGAATGTTGAGTAGTAGATTGCGATCTTGGTGTCCGCCAAGCCCATCCTTGCGCCGATCAGACATACAGTGACATGTTTCTTCACTTTTTGGCCGTTCTTTATTGTATTGACATCGGCATCGATCTTCTGATATGGTTGTGAGATGGATGAGATCAAGCTCAATGACAACGAAGTAACGCTCAACCCCGTTTTGTCCGACTACATGAAACTAGGTTGGACGTTTTACCGTGAGGAATGGCAGAACGGACATAATGGCGACTGGGAGGTTTTTTACCATTTCCGTAGTCCACGAATGGAAAAGCCCGCGTCGGCGCAGATCGCTCAATACCGAGGCCAGCCGGGACTAACCGAAGACGGTTTACTTGACGCCGAGGCCAGTATCTTGGCGCATCGTTTCATCGATTGTTACGAAGACGATCTGAAAGACGGTCTCCACACAATGTTGAAAAAGAGGTTCCGGCTTCGTCGGAAAATCAATGCCGATGACCTCAAGGTCAAGTTCACTTTCACAACCAAATCGTAAAACACATGGCACGACCAACATTACATCAGGGAAGCGCGTTGATGGAACAACAGCTCATAGAGAACTATGACCTCTTCATTGGATACCTCAAGGAGAAGTTCACAGGCGAACGCCTCGAAAAACTGCTGAAGCTGTACTCGGAGGACGCGTACGGTCTTCGTGCGTCAGTAGCTCCGGCAAGCACGTTCAAGCACTTCCACAACGCGCACGTCGGCGGCTACCTCCAACACGTGATGAACGTGGACAAGGCGTCGGCAGGCGCATCCAAGCTGTTCGAGGCAATGGGCGGCGAGATCGACTTCACCGAGGAGGAACGTTGCATGGCCGCGCTCTCCCACGATCTCGGTAAGTTGGGACCGAAGGAGGGTGAATATTACCTTCCACAAACCGAAGAATGGGCCATTAAGAAACGTGGGCAGATGTTTATGATGAATCCCAAGATTCAGCATTGGGATGTTACTGATTTGGCGTTGTTCATCTTACAAGAGTACGACATTAAGCTGACGTGGAGAGAAACGATGGCTATTAAGCTTTCGGATGGCGTATTCGCTGACAAGAACAAGTCCTATTACGTCAATAACTCGGACGATGGACGTATTCGCACCAGCCTTCCGAACGTCATCCACTGGGGTGACTGGATCGCGTGCCGTTCCGAGAACTCGGTGTGGCATCAGACTCAAGAGTGACGTATATTGACTCGGGGGTGTGTCACGACTGTAACAGTCTGACACGCCTCTTTTTTATGCGTATACGTTTAGGTGTTGATTAACAGCGTGTTATGGATTATTGGATTTTGGAATAAAACGTGATAAATGGTGTTGTTGGTGCTCAAATCCGAGGCCAACTAACCAAAGGATAAATATGACATGGCTATCAACGAGAAATGAATACGATGAGATCGACCGTTGGTTCTCGAACGCTTTCCACGACTTCGAGAAACTCAGCGGAAACTACGGTGGCTACCCACGGGTAGACGCTGTCGAATATGACGACAAGATCGTCTTGGAAGCGGAACTGAACGGGCTCGAAAAGGGTGACGTGTCGGTGGAGATCAACGACGGAACACTGACAATCCGTGGTGGAAAACGTTCCCGAGACATTCCGACCAACGGTCGTTACCTCTTCCAAGAGATCAAACGTTCCTCATTCGAACGTTCGTGGACGTTGGACCCGATCATCGTGCAGGAGAAGGTGACGGGCACGTTCGAGAACGGAAAGCTGACGGTGACCTTGCCGAAGGCGGCTGAGAAGAAGCCAACCAAGATCAAGGTGCTGTAACAGCTTGACATCCGAGGAGTCACTACGTAAAGTGGTGGCTCCTCAAACTTTTTTCAGATACATCTATGAGTACATCAAATAACATCACATTGGGAATTGATCTTGGCACTACAAATAGTTGCTGTGCAACGTTTTACAACGGTGAACCAGTCGTCATAACAAACGCTGAGGGTGGTAGGACAACTCCATCCATCGTTGCCTTCACCAAAACCGGCGAACGTGTCGTCGGTCAAGCGGCGAAACGGCAGGCGGTCACGAACCCCAAGAACACCATCTTCTCCGTCAAACGGTTGATGGGCCGCAAGTTCTCCGAGGTCCAGAACGAGGCCAAGAACCTCCCCTACAAGGTGGTAGAAGGACCAAATGGTGACGCGTGGGTCGCGGTCACGGTGAACGGCAAGGAGGAGACCTACGCTCCGCAGCAGATCAGTGCCTTCATCCTCGGCAAGATCAAGGCTGACGCGGAAGCCTATCTCGGTGAGAAGGTGTCCAACGCCGTCATCACGGTTCCAGCCTACTTCAACGACGCGCAACGACAGGCGACGAAGGACGCTGGAGCCATCGCTGGACTGAACGTCCTCCGCATCGTCAACGAGCCCACCGCCGCCTCCCTGGCCTACGGCCTCGACAAGAAGAAGGACGAGAAGATTGCGGTGTTCGACCTTGGTGGTGGAACGTTCGACGTCACCGTCCTCGAACTCGGCGACGGCGTCTTCGAAGTCAAGAGCACAAACGGTGACACCAAGCTTGGTGGTGACGACTGGGATCAAGCCATCCTCAAGTGGTTGGCAGACGGATTCAAGGCTGACAATGGCATCGATCTGCTCAACGACGCCATGGCGATGCAGCGCCTGAAGGAAGAAGCCGAGAAGGCCAAGATCGCCCTCTCGTCCGCGCAAAGCTACGACATCAATCTTCCATTCATCACCGCCGACGCCTCCGGCCCGAAGCACCTCAACATGACGTTGACCCGAGCGAAGTTGGAGCAAATCTGCGAAAGCCTCTTCGACCGAATGAAGGCTCCCTACGAGAACTGCCTTCGTGACTCGGGGTTGTCACCGGAAGAACTCGACGAACTCGTCCTCGTCGGCGGCATGACCCGCATGCCCAGAGTGGTCGACTACGCTCGAAAGTTCGCTGACAAGACCCCAAATCAGGGTGTCAACCCCGACGAGGTCGTCGCTGTTGGCGCAGCTGTTCAGGGCGGTGTTCTCAAGGGCGACGTTCAAGACCTTCTGCTCCTCGACGTGACGCCACTGACCCTCTCCATCGAGACCGCCGGCGGTATCGCTACGCCGATGATCCCCCGTAACACGACCGTTCCGACCAAGAAGACGCAGACGTTCTCCACCTACACGGACAACCAGCCGAAGGTTGAGATCAAGGTCTTCCAAGGCGAACGGCCGTTGACCGCCAACAACAAGATGCTCGGAAGCTTCATGATGGACGATATTCCACCAGCTCCCCGGGGGGTTCCGCAGATCGAGGTCACCTTCGACATCGACGCCAACGGCATCCTCCACGTCAGCGCCAAAGACCTTGGCACTGGTCGGACTCAGGAAATCCGTATCACCAACTCATCCGGTCTCAGCAAGGATGAGATCGAGCAGATGAAACACGACGCGGAGACCAACGCCGACAAGGACAAGGCGGCAGCTGAACTGAAAGCTGTCACCAACGATCTGGACAACCTAATCTACCGTTGGGAGAAGCAATCTGCTGACTCGAAGACGTCGTCGGACATCAAGACCAAGATCGACGAGGCCGTCAAATCTGCGAAGGCAGTATTGACCAAGGGTGACCTCGACGAGATGAAGCAATCCGTTGACCAACTCAACAAGCTCGGTGAGGCTTTTTATCAGAACGCCAAAAAAGACCCGAATGTGG